GTTCGATCAAATGCTCTTTTATTTACCTCTCAGCGGCTCTGCGTTTAAGAAAGTTTATTACGATGAACTACTTGGTAGAGCCGTTTCAAAATTCGTACCCGCTGATGATATTTTAGTTCCTTATACCGCAACCTCTATTTCAGATTCGGAAGCAGTTATTCATGTTATTAAAATGTCAGAAAATGATTTAAGAAAAAAACAGGTAGCTGGATTCTATATTGATGTAGAATTACAACCGGGCTACAATGAAGAAACAGAAGTAGAGAAAAAAGAAAGAGAATTGGAAGGTGTTAAAAGAACTAGAGATGAAGATATATTTACTGTTCTAGAAGTTCACACTGACTTAGACTTAGAAGGTTTTGAAGACAAAGATTCTACTGGAGAAGAAACAGGAATTAGACTTCCATATATTGTAACTCTAGAACTTGGAAGTAGAGAAATATTATCTATTAGAAGAAACTATGCAGCAGAAGATCCATTAAAGAAAAAACAAGAATATTTTGTACACTTTAAGTTTTTACCTGGAATGGGTTTTTATGGTTTTGGTTTAATTCATATGATTGGTGGTTTGTCTAGAACAGCAACTACTGCATTAAGACAATTATTGGACGCGGGTACTTTAAGTAACTTGCCTTCAGGATTTAAACAACGTGGAATACGTGTTAGAGATGAGGCTCAGTCAATACAGCCTGGCGAATTCAGAGATGTCGATGCACCTGGTGGAAACATCAAGGATGCGTTTATGCCTTTACCATTTAAAGAACCTTCAGCTACTTTATTGCAGTTGATGGGAACGGTGGTTGCGGCAGGGCAAAGATTTGCCTCCATCGCTGACATGCAAGTCGGGGATGGCAATCAACAGGCAGCTGTTGGAACGACTATAGCTCTCTTAGAACGTGGTTCAAGGGTCATGTCAGCAATACATAAACGATTATATGTAGCGATGAAAAGTGAATTTAATTTATTAGCAGGAGTTTTTAAAACTTATTTACCAAAAGAATATCCATACGATGTTGTGGGTGGACAAAGAAATATTATGGTAGCTGATTTTGATGACAAGGTAGACATTATTCCTGTTGCAGACCCTAATATTTTTTCTCAATCACAAAGAATATCACTTGCACAAACAGAATTACAACTAGCTCAATCAAATCCAGGAATGCATAATCTATATGAAGCTTATAAACATATGTATCAAGCGATTGGTGTAAAAAATATTGATGCAATCTTACCACCACCCGTTGAACCGTCTCCAGTAGACCCTGCAACTGAAAATATTTTATCAATGTCTAACAAACCATTCCAAGCCTTTAAAGGTCAGGATCACCAAGCACATATTACTACCCATTTAAACTTTATGGCAAGTAACGTTGCTAGAAATTCACCGGTTGTGATGGCATCTTTAGAAAAAAACATCTTTGAACATATTTCGCTAATGGCACAAGAGCAATTAGAAGTAGAATTTAGAGATGAGATACAAAAATTAATGCAAATGCAACAAATGGCTCAACAAAATCCACAAATGCAACAAGATCCGCAATTCCAACAACAGATTATGCAAATGTCTATGGCATTAGAGTCTAGAAAAGCAAAATTAATTGCTGAATCAACTGAAGAGTTCAGAGATGAAGAAGCTAAGATCACTGGAGAGTACGGTGGAGATCCAATAGCTAAATTAAAGGCAAGAGAGCTTGATTTAAAAGCTATGGACAATAATGTTAGACAAGAACAAGACCAAGAAAAGATTAATATGGAAAAATCAAAAAATCTTATGGGTCAACAACAGTTTGATGAGAAATTAGAGCAAAATGAAGAATTAGCAGAGCTAAGAGCGGACACTTCATTGACTAAAACACAGATGGGTATTGACTCTAAAAGAGAAAATGACCTTATGAAACAAATGGACGTTAGGATCTTGAAAGGTCCTCGAAGATAGTATATAATAATAGCATAGGAGAAAAATATGAAACCAAAAACATTTTTTACAAAAAACAATCCAAATTATGTTGGTAAAGTTGTGTCAGATACACCGAGAGCAGATGGTTCTAATACACTTAAAACTAACTCAGATGGATTTGCAGAAGCAGTAGAAGTTAAAGTTCCTTTGGGTCAACCGACTATGAATAAAGTTGGTGGTCAAAAAAGAATGTTAGCATCTAAGAAATCTTCAGTTAAGTGGTACTAACATGTGGTTGTCGGCAATTAAATTAGCCGTTTCTGCAGGTAGTAAAATATACGCTAACAAACAGAGAACGAAGATGGCTATGTCTGATGCTCAGTTAATGCACGCTGAAAAGATGGCTACTGGTGCGGAAGCTTACCAAGGAAAACTGTTAGAATCCAGACAATCAGATTGGAAAGACGAATTTATTTTGCTTTTACTTTCGGTCCCTATCGTAATGTTGGGATGGTCAGTATGGTCAGATAATCCTGTACATATGGAGAAAATGGAGTTATTCTTCGTACACTTTGGAAATTTACCGTTATGGTATCAAACAATTTTTGTAGGTGTTATTGCATCTGTCTATGGACTTAAGGCGACACATCTGATAAAGAATAAGTAACTTGGAGAAAAATTATTATGAGCAAAAAATCTAGAAAACGAAATAAAAAAATTCTTGCTGCAATAGGCATAGGCCTTGGTGCAGCAGCTATGGCATCCAGAAACAAAAAAGATCAATCTATTACAAAACCTAGTGTAGCTGATGTAGCTGGTCCTAAAAAAGATACAGCTAAAAAAGACACAGCTGTTACTACTCCAAGAACTATTCAGGACAATAAATATAAAGGACCTAGAAATACAAAAAGTATTAGGGTTAAAGAAAACACAAACAAAGTTTATACTGATGCAACAGGTGGAGAATCTACTGCTAAAGAGGGAAATAAAAAATCTAATTTTATAGGTAAAGATGGAAATGTTCGTAGAGGTGTAGATGCTACACCTATGACTCCAGGTCCTAGAGGAACTGCTAGAGCAGCAAGTGAAATGAGTAGAGGAATGTTACCACCTCAATTAAGAAAACCCAGAGCAAGTAATACGTTTGGACCCGGTAATGATGGTTTAAGTTCTTATAAATCTGGTGGAAGAGCGAATTACAAACACGGTGGAAGCACTGGATCATCTAAATCTTCAGGTTGTGAAATAAGAGGTACAAGTCCAATTTTAATGAAGGGGAAAAGATAATGGCTAATTCAAGATTCAATACGCAGACTACAAACGTAAGAGGCAAAGCGAGTTCTAAAAAAAGAGTTAAAAAAAACATGGGTGGTTCTATGAATCCAGCTATGGCAAGAAGAGATATGCAATCTGGTTATTTCCCATCTGATATGGGTATGGCAGGTGGCAAGATGATGAAGAAGGGCGGAAAAGCCTAATTTATTATGAAAAAGTTTTTAGCTAAACTATTCAAATTAAAACTTTGCAAGTGTAATTCTAAACCTACTTGTGATCATTCAAATACAGCTGTTAGAAAAGAAGTTAAGTATTGTAGTAGTTGTAAAACTATTTTAAATGAAGGCTAACAATGGCTAAACGCGGTCTCTACGCAAACATTCATGCTAAACGAAAAAGAATTAAAGAAGGTTCAGGTGAGTCTATGAGAAAACCTGGAACCAAAGGCGCACCCACTAAAAAACAATTTAAGAAATCAGCAAAAACCGCGAAGAAGAAATAATGGCTAGTGCTGCATGGACACGTAAAGAAGGTAAATCCAAATCAGGTGGATTGAATGCAAAAGGTGTTGCATCTTACAGAAAAGCTAACCCTGGTTCCAAATTAAAAACAGCCGTTACTACTAAACCCTCAAAATTAAAAAAAGGTTCTAAAGACGCTAAACGTAGATCTTCTTTCTGTGCTAGAATGACTGGTATGAGAAAAAGACAAAAAGCTAGTAACAATACGGGTGAAGATAGATTATCTAAATCACTTAGAAAATGGAATTGTTAATGAGAGATAATAAATCCATAGAAAGTTTTTTAAAAGAGAAATATAAAAAGATAAAAGAGATGAGTTTGTTTAGAAACCTTAAAAAAGAAGTAGAAACAGGGGCTAGCGGAACTCAAGATTATGTGATAAAAAAGGGACCAAATAAAGATAAAATAGCAAAAAAATAGAAAGGTAATTATGGAAGAAGACCACTTTATAGATAAGATAAGAAAGATAATTAAGATGAGACATGATGATACTATCGCAGTTATGGCCTCAGGTGGGGTT